AAATTGTTGCGCATCTCAGACCCAATTCGCTTCACCCCGGCAAAATCGAGATTTGCCAGCGCGCGCAACTGGTCTGTGCGCCCGGATATTTCCGCGCCGAATGCTTTGAATGCCGTGAATCCTGCCATCCCGGCGATTGCTAGGGCCTTGATAATCGGAGTCGCAATCTGCGCCGCAATGGAGAAATTGCCTGTCTCTCCGGTAGCGTCAAGCGTCGCCTGTCCGATCCCGTTTAGAGTCGGCAACAATTCGCTGACGAATTTGTTTTTCATGGCCGTGACGCGGCCGCTGAGTCGTACTAGAGTATCGTTGAAGGTGTCCGAATCTTCCGCCAACTTCTGCGTCATACCGGAACTTTTCGCGTACGCAGCAGCTTCCGCTTCAAGCGCGGCGCGGCCTTCGTTCAACATCGGTATTAGATCCCTGCCGGACTTCCCGAATATTTGGTTTGCGAGCGCGGATTTCTGTGCGCCGTCTTTCATGCGCGAGAACCTGTCTGCGACATCCAGCAACACAGCATTTGCATCACGCAATCCGCCATCGGCCGTCCGTGTTTGTATGCCGAGCACCTTGAACGCTTCCGATCCTGCGTACATGTTCTTCGACATCACACCAACTGCGCGCGCGACCTGATCGAGCGACGAGCCGTTGAGCTTGGCTTGTTTTTCGAGGCCGCCCAGTTGCTCGACAGTCAGCCCGCTGATTTTGCGCAGATCGTTTAGCTTGTCACCGGCGTCGATGACGCTTTTTACCATGCTCGCAATTCCGGCGACGGAGATGCCGACGCCAATCGTGCCCAGCGCCTTGTTCATGGTGTCGACTGCGCCGCCGACGGTGCGCTTGGCGCGATCCATGTCGGCCTGCAGCCGCGCCATGTTGGCCAACAGTTGGATTTCGAGTTGTCCCGCGATCATATATTTGCCGCTTTCCGAATGGCTTCTCTTGCCCGGATCGATTTGATGTATCCGGGTTTCATGTAATTGGGTGCGTCAGTCCACGGGGTTTCTGCATCGGCGGCTCTGGCTGCGATTGATTCGCGGATGTACGTCTCCGATAATCGTTTCAACGTCCGCGCTTCGAACGATTGCAGCTCGATGCCGGTGTTGTTTTGCCAGCTCTCAATCTCGCCGTGCGTCAGCGCTCCGTCGCCAATGCCGAGACCCAGCTCGAACAGGTAATCGAGGATGTGTCCGGCGGAGACCGGCGGCATTTCAATCGGCAGGTTCTGTCCCTCGAAAAACACGCGCCTCGATGGTTCGCCCTCTTTCTTTGTGTCCGGCACGGCATTGAGCCACGCCAAATGCCGAATAAACGTTTCTAATTCGTCTGAGAGGGCTTGGTAAAATTCGACCAGTCGTTGATGTGCTTGGATACCTGATCAGCGAGGAATCCGATGGTAATGTCTGAGTATACGGCCATCGACAGCGCGCGCCCGGTCAGGCTGTCGTATTCAAGAAATTCAAATGAATCTGTACAGTCAGACAAAAATTCGGCGGATTCGGCGGCGCGTTGTTCCGCTGTCTGTTCGCTCTTGCCCTTGCGCTTCAGTTTGTCCAGGAGTCTGTTATTCTGCGCGGCCTGGGCGCGCGCGAACTGCTTCGAGCCTGGGCCGTAGAGATTGACGCAGACCGGATTGCCATCGTCCGTGTGCATCAGTTCGTCGTTGGCGTCGCGCAAGCTGCAAGCCGGTCGGTGCTCTGGTGTTGCCAGCGTTAAGCGGCGGCAACGATGACCGGGGCCTTGCAGACTCTGATCTCCGCCGTGCGCTTCATGACGGCGCCGGATGCCGCCTGCGCGAGTTTCCAGGCTGCGACAATGATGTCGAGGTAATGGATTTCGCCGTCGGCGTAGGTGATTTTCATTGAGTAATGATTGGCCGACGCTTCGGCTGCTTTGAGGATGACTTGCCCTGCATCGGCTGGAACGTCGGCCAGCACCATCGGGCCGTTGCCGTATCGGGCGGATCCTTTGATGTATTCGACCGCGCCGTTGATCGGCTCGAATTCCTGAACATTGCGCTCAGAGCCGATTTCCGGAAACGACTCGACGCGTCCGATTGTTGTGTAGGTGATTGTCGTTGCGCCGTATCCGGCGGCGTCATAGGTCGCCGGTAACGAGGCGCTGATTGCATACGTCGCGTCTGTAAAACTCGCTGCTGTTGTGTGTGCTGGCATTGTGATTACTCCTGCGCCTCGCGGCGTTATGGTGAAAAAAAGCCCAGGGCGCTTCGCAGCGATGCCGGGCGGACTTTGCTACTCTTCGTTTACCTGACGAACCCAACCATATAATCGATCGATTGCTCGAACATGACAGGATCGTCGTATTGCAGATCCGGGCCTTCCGTGTCCCGGATTATGCTATCGACTACGAACCCGTTGACCGTGCCGCGAGTCGCGGGCAGCGCGGCGCGCACTAGGTTCAGTATCGATTTCTGCTGCGGGTACGTCTCGGTCAGCGCGGAGATCTGCACGCGCTCGATGACAAGCTGATTCGTGCCGCGTTTGATCGATTCGTATTCTCGCGCGCTAATCTGACGGATCGAAACAGCGGGCAGCGTGGTGTTGATCGGAACTACCCCAGCCTTGATCTTGCTGGCCGCAACCGCCGCAGTCAGCGCGGCATCGTTCGCCAGCAGATGACGGACAATCGCCACGCCGCTCATGCTTCTGCCTCAAAAACTACGTCCGATGTATCAAGTCCGTGTTTTTTTCCAAGCCTCATTTTTATATATTCCGCCGCAGCAATGACAGCTTTCTGCCCTTCACTATCCAGCGCAGGTCTAAGAAAAGGATGTGGCTTTGCCCCTGGATGACTTATAACAGGACCGACAAAATTGTTACCGATTTGGAGAACGCGGCGATTAATAGTGGTCATTGATTCCAAAACCTTCTCGCCACGTTTCCGGCTCAATCTGTAATTTATTTTTTTTTCATCATCCCGCACTTTAATCAAATGCGGTCTGGTTCCATACTCGACCCACATTGCGATATAGCCATGGTATCCGCTGGTTGCTAATACCGATCTAACGACGCCGTCTCTAAGACGTGTATATATTCTCAGACCAGACGCAAGCTCACCGGATTGGCTGTCAATGTTTATTGCCGCCTTATTTTTCACAACCTTCATTCCGGCCCGCAAAGCGCCGCGAATCACGTTCGCCTCCATCTTTGCAGGCAATTGATCCAGGAACTTTTGCAGATCAGCCAGGCCTTTTACATTAATCGTTTTCATGTACTGTATTTCTCGATCATGCATTCAATGTATTTTTTATTATCGATAGACGCCGGGCCGGAGACGATCTGATAGACCGCGCCATCGATCACAATGCGCATCGATGAGTCGATATCCGTGCGATGCCGGGCGCGCCATCTTGCCGGTTGTTTTGCGATGTCTATGCCGTTCTCTTGCGTTTCCGACCGGCTGGGCAGCACGTCCTGCACTTCGCACCACACAACCGCCAGCGGCATCCATGTGATCGATTCGGTGCCGTACGTGGCGTCGTCCGTGACTGATTTATGTTCGATCCGGCAACGTTTGCTCAAACGCACATTCATTTTTTCTTGCGCGGCTTCTGTTCAGGGAATATTTCCGGATCGATCTGTTCCGAGCGTCTGGCCGGGCGATGGCCTGGGCGTTGTTTCTCGCTGTCGATCCGCTCAACTTCGATACCTGCCGCCTTGATTTCCGCGACGATCTGTTCCAGTCCTTCGCAAAGTCCGCGAAACCCGGTTCGCGCGTGTACTTCTTCGTAACGCTCTGGGTCGAATCCGAGAAGGATTATCTTTTTCGCCCCAGCAAGAAACGCGATGCGGATCGCCGCAAGGGCGTTGTTGCGCACTTCGATTTCGTCGCCGCTGCGTAGCGTCACGCGCTCGTACATCATGCCGGGATACAGTGCGTCATAATCGTCATGCTCAACACCGATCACGCGCATGCCGTCGAATCCGAGCTTGTCCGCTTCTTCCCAGAACGGATGATGTGGATCGAGCGCAACGAACATATCGGCCCACGGCGCGAATTTGACCGCGCGGTTGACCGCTA